TGACAGTTGAAACCCCTCCTTTATATTCTGCCGGTAACGATCCGCCTCCTTTAGGAGGTTTCGATACTAGGAAGTCCCGGTCAATTAAGATCCGAGACCATAATTCAGCGAGTTTGCGACCGATCAGTGGAATTAATAGTTCTACGTAAAGAGGTAACGGAATCAAATCCGTGGCCGATTTTAGATCGTAGCAGTAAAAGGACTTTGTTCCTTTCTCATTACACGCTCGCACAAATGCTGTTAGCCGTCCCGTCTGATCAAAAGTAGCATCAGAGGGTATTAGCTTAAGAATCCTAAATATATAGCTATGTAATGGCTCCAGTACTGCTTGCGTCCAGTAATCAACCAGAGCGAAGATACGTATCTTTCCAGCAGGTTCTAACTTATAAGCCAGTTTCCCAAGCGGAGAAAGGGTTCTCTGCGCGGTAGCTGACCCATAAGGTTTAATCTGATGATTTCCCATCCAGATATCCATATCTGCGATCTGAGCCGCCATCGTCATATCCATCAGAGCCGCGCTCTGACCCGTTTCCACTAGCCACTCAGCAATATAATTCCGAGGATTTCGGAACCATCGCCAAGCGTCAAGCGGCGCGGTGTCAAGATTCGCTCCCTGAGGGCCGGCTTTTAAGGTAAACCGGGAAGTATCCACTTCGAATGACGGGCGGGGGAAAGAGGTACAGAGACCCCAAAGACGACTCCAAATCTCTAGACACGCCTCAGACCAGTGACCTATGTCGCCGGTGTAAGGTGGAGCTTGAATCCCCTGAAGGGCTATCTCTCCGTATGGGGCTCCGAGAGCCTTATACATATTTAAGAAAGATGCCCACCAGCGAATCGCCGGAAGAGAGCCGCTCCTTATGGCGTCTCTAATCCGACGAGGGAAACAAGCGGGAAGGCCGTTGCGTAAAGCAACGCCGCACCCTAGAGCATGAGTCGATTTCATCCGCTCTCCTCCAATATAGTTATTTAATACAAATAAATATATTTTGAGGCGCTGAATTAATCGGACCGGACCCTGGTGTTCGAG